TGGTATAGACTCCCCTTAACTCACTGATCTCAAGGATTCTTACCGGAAAGTTCTGGAAGAGATACGCATGGACTCCATTGGGGTAAATGCTCTTGGTGAGCGTTACGACATCGCCCGGTTGTAAATGCATCGCCATCGTGGCTGTCTGCCACTGAGCGACAATTGAGCAAAGCCGTATTTTGTCCCTAAAGAGTCGGCCTAACCGCAGAGCCTGTGACTGACATATACAGCCGGTCAGTTGAACATCCTTATTGATGATTTTACCTCGGGTTAACTGGTCAACGAAGTCTTCCACCGTAATTGTAACGCCGGTGAAAAAATTGTCAGGATCGAACCACTTGATGGAGAACTTGTTGGCTGACTGCTCAATGGGGTACTGCGTATAACTCATCGAGTCTTGGATGATATTGTCATCGGTAAAGTTGTAGCTGACTGCTGTAGCCTGTTCGCACCGGAGGCCCACTTGGTTATTGCTGAACACAAGGAAGCCGCCAAAGTTGGCGAATATGTCCTGCAAAACTTCAACATGGCTCTTCTTCTCCGCGATAATCATGTTTAATGAGTACCTCGGGGTTACCTGGAGCGTGTAGGTAACAGGAGTTGTGTTGATGTTAATTTTGGAAATTTGCAGGGCCGTAATCTCATTGTTGATATTCTGTGTCTCTGTCTGGGATAGGTTACTGTGGCCCAAGTAGGTGTTAAGATTAGCGATCTGTTGGTCAATCGCATCTGATGTCGTTAGAGTGGTAGGAATGCGAGTTGTAACCCATTGGTCGCAATAGTCGGCAACCGCCTTAAAGGAATTCTCGTCAAGCATACTCTGCGACACGAAATGACCGGCCCCGAACCGTTTCGACAGGAGGTAATCGCGAGTACACATTGCCGGATTTTCCGAGTAAGCCGTTATCCCTGTCCTGGTGTCAAGTACCTTCCGGCCCCTAATCACTGCGGTAATATTTGGGTTACCGCCCTGTAGCTGGTCGCTCACATTCATAGCGCATCTGATCCAGGCGCAATTCTTATAGCCGCCGGTAGCCGTATAGTTGCTCGGAGTCGCCTGACTTGTTGCGCCGGTTGATGTGGTATAGGAGCAATTGCCAGCGTAGGTACTATTCGTAGCGGCCCATTGCGCCTCTAGTCCCGAGTAGTAAGAATTCAGAGTCGTATATTGAGAATATGGGTTAACCCCGGTGTTTGCGCCAAAGGGAACATCGTCTGCCCTTATATCAAGGAAAGCGTCAATTTCGCCTTCGCAAAACACGATATCTTTTGTGATTGACTTGTGGTCTGAGGCTATGGAGTACCATGCCTGTGTGCCGCCCCATTTCCTAGTGCCGTAGATAATAGGAATACGAGAATCCGCGCTTGTGTTGTTCATCATCTGGTCAAAATTATAAGTCGGCCCTTGAGGACTGGGTGGATGAGTCATCGTCCAGATACTGCCGCCTAATGCCGCCCCATAAAGACCACCCATAAGCCACGCTTGGTTTCCTGCCATTCCAAAAAAGCCAGGATCAAACGCTCCAAAGGCAAACCCGATGAGGGAGAATAAGAGTTTACCGCCGCCGCCTTTACTCACGATATCACCGCCTTAATATTCACGCACAACTGTTTCATAAGGAATTCCAATAAAGCCTGAGTAATTTGTCTGCTGGCCCTTAAGGCCACACCCATTCCAAGACTTGTCGCATCCATTTTGAATCGAGTAGTTTCCGGTAGGAACAACACTGAATGGGAAAAGCAATGTCACCGTGTTGCCGGTGCTACTGAGTACCTGCCTACCTTGGAAGCCGCAGGTAATAATCCCATCAGTCCAGTAATTGTCGGCATAGCTATGCTGAAGCACTATGACCGAGCCGGTTGTACCACTTTGGACGGTTCCGGTCTTCACATCCATAACAGCAAAACAACTCTCCTGGTCGGCAAAATTTGCGTTACAGGAAAGCTGGAAGGTTCTTGCATTGCTCAGATTTGGCACTTGGGCCTTGACGGCAACCTCAAAGGTCGCGTCCTTTTGGGTAAGAACCGGAGCATCCAGGTAGCCCGACAATATTGGCTTAACCAATGTCGGATCGCTCAGTGCGTCTGGGTACAATATTTGGAATATCGAACAGTTACAACCCCGAAAGTCGAACCCCGAGAACAGGGCCGCTGTAAAACTATCGTCAAAGTTCGATACCTTAAGCTTGCAGTCATCTACCTTAGAGTCCGAGCTTGCCTTGTACACATCGCGCTCTAATGGAACTGCGTGGTATAGTTGCCCATTGAAGGTGACATCCTGGTCTGCCGCGCAAAGGTACATTGGGCCATTGGGCAGACTCAAAACATAAAGCTCCACCATAAAGATGGAGCCAGCCTCTTTTGCCGTAGCTAATGCGGCAGGTAAATTAATAGCCATCTATATCACCAACTCGATAGCCATTTTAGCCTCAAACCCCTGGACAATCCCGGCGATATCCCTTTTAAGGTGAAACTTAATTTTGCCTTCAGCGAACCTTACGGTCTGCTGGACTCCATTTTCATCGTTGAAATAAAAAGGAGTGGCATCGCCACTTAGGGAATCATGGAAAGCTTCAAGGACTAACCGATCAGCGTTACTGCCTCGACATGATATTTCCCATGTCATTAGCTTTGAAATAGCGACTCTTTGTTTCTGCTTCTTCTGTGACTCAAAGGTAATCGTGCGGTTCACATACGCATTCGTCTTGTCAACCTCGAACACATAGGGTAATGGAAATGTAGTCATCAGCAATCACTACTCCTTTCTTTTGAATCCAGCCTTAAACACCGGCTTCCACATGCTCTCTCGCAAAATAAAACTCCGGTCAGGCATCATCGATCCGTCCCAGAGCTTCACGCCGGGAGGAAATGTGGAGAGAACCTTGCCATACTCCAGATAGATGCCGCAGTGGCCCTCGCCGTTAATCATCATGTAAACGACATCTCCAAACTGGAGGTCTTCTGCATCCCTCGTCTTGTCGAAATTTTTAACAAGGAATTTCTGCATTCCCAATTTATCTACAAGATACCAATCTCGGGCCGTGGGTTTCGGATATGTGTTAGGCTTCCATCCATGCTCTTGATAGAAAAGCTGTACAAGGCCGGTACAATCTGCCGCCTCGAAGCTATCCTCATTGAACACCCAAGGTATCCCAATATAACGGTTCGTGTTTTCCATATGCTACCTCCAGAAAAGAATAAAGGGAGCCGTTAGGCTCCCATTTTATCTATAACCACTCGATTTTTGCTTGCCGAGGATGTTACTCAGTGCGGAAGGATTGTCGTGCAGTATTTTTAGGACTTGTTCGGATGAAACTTGTGTGATAACAGGCATGAGAGTTGTGCTACCGCCCTCTTTGGCGATCTGGAGTATCATCGCATTCTGGTCAACCAGCAGAGTGTTGGTTTGCTGGAGGGCATCGATATGCTCCCGAGTCTGCTTAAACTGCTGGGCTGTTGCGCTCGATTCATTCGCGTTAGCGACAACATTAGGGTTCGAGAGCGAAGGAGCCATCTCTTTCCCCATCCCGAGCATCTTACCGGCCTGGAGCCATAAAGACTTGCTATTGCCTTTATTTTTCTCAAGAGGGATTACTGCTTCCTTACCGTCCTCACCGGCGATTGTAGGCCCATCGGTAATATCGCCTTTAGCGGCTTGTGGTAAGGCCTTCGCCGCACCACCACCACCACCCATACCGAACATCCCAAAGATTTGCGAGAGCAGACCGGGCGAAGCATTGTTCACCTTCATCATGGCCTTGATGGCATCCGTAGCGAAGTCCTGCCATACCTTCTTCCAGATATCGCTGAACTTGGCCCCATGAACTCCCATCTGGATCATCATGTCGGCTATCCCATTTTTAATGGGTTCTAGTTTTTCCTTGAGGGCCACCAAGTCTTTGTCAGCCTTAACAGTCTCTTCCTCAAGAATTTTTATCTTCTTCGTAGCCTCATCGATAGCACCTTGCTTCCCTGTGCCTTGAGCTTTCGTTAAGTCATCTTG